CGTATTCCTTCAGTCGCGTCAGGTCAGTCTGTACGTCCCGCAGGGCATCGTCGGCGTGGGCACTGGCACCGTGGGCCTTGCCGAAGGCGTGCAGGTCCTCCGCCCGCTTGACGGCGCGCTCCGCCGTCCGCAGGATCTGCCAATACCGTTTCTCCTTCATGGGGTCCACCTTGATGACGTTCATGACAATACCCATGCCATCATTACGACAAGATAGGCCCCTGCCGCGAACCGCTCACCCATGGCGACCATGGTATAGACGTGCGGACGGGTGCTGTAAAATGCGTAGGCCAGCAGTAGAGCCAGTACGATACTCCCGAAGACCACCATTTTCAGCCACGGGTCCACCGGCAGGAACACCAGTCCCAACCCGGTAGCAACATATGCCGCAGTGGCTCCCCGCAAGTGCCATACTCGATCATAATAGAAGTATGCTGTGGCCCCGGCGATGATGGTGCCCAGCCCACCCACGGCCAACAGCAGGGGTGGCCAGAAACGGCCGGCCCCCATACCAAGGGCGGTGGCCATCGAGATGAGCGCGATGCCCAGCGCGATGAAGCCGCTGTTAAGCCGCCGCCCCTTGGGGCCGTGCAGATACGCGCTAATCTCATCGCGGCGCCAGTTTAACCGCCGGTTATGCCCCTGCGACCACCACAGGGAGACCACGAAATAGGCCGACAGCACGGCCGTCACCAGTTTGTAGACAGAGATTCCGTCCATCATCGCATCCTCCTAGAGCGTTATGCCGTAGTGCTTGGAGCACCACTCAAGGTCTTCACGAACCCAGTTGAGACGAGCGTGATTGTTGTACACGCCTATGAGCGTAGCGCGCTCTCCACAACGATCCAACATTACTCTAAAATCCCTTCTGTCCTCCACGAAGGCCCGGAAGTCGCCACCTATCCGGTAGACAACCACCCGCCCATGATGCTTCGCAGCTTGGTAGATGCTGCGAGTCCTCCGTTCCAGCCCTGTCTGAACCACCGTTGCTGCCGCCATGACCCATCCCCTTTCAGTCTTGATCCACGTAGTTCCTGTCCGCCCCGCAGCCATCGTCGCTGTCAGAGAGCGGGTTGCTAGTTTGCCCCTCCTCTTGCTGTTGTACATACCGGCGCAGGTAGTGTTCCTCCACGAGGAGCAGGTACCGGCGCAAGTCCCGAATGTCATCTAGCGGACCATCCTTTACCCCAGACCCATCCCGGTCCACAAGAAGGTCAATAATGTCGTAGTCGTAGGGCTCCACTTGGTTTTCCAAGCGGTCCCACTTGCGAGCCAGCATCATGAAGGCCCCGACACCACCACGCTTTATCCAGCTAGATCCGTAGGTAAGGTTCTTTTCGTACACCACGCCAGCATCCGCAGCAGCTAAGTAGCGCAGCAGGTTGAAATCCGCAACATCATCAAGAACCTTGACAGACATGGTACTGCTCCTCATAGTAACTGGCGATCTGATCCACCCCGGGCACGGTATACCGGAGCCCGGAGTTGATGTAGCTGCGGATGTTGCGATACACCTCCTGCATGTGCTGGTTACCCAGTTGGATCTCAAAGATGGCGAACCCCATCAAGTCCAGCCAGTCAGCCGCCTTGGCTATTGCGGTTTCCTCGGGGGTTAGCTGCTCCGCTGCTGGGTAGCTGTGAATATGGTTTTCCTCGGCCCATTTACGCTCCACTGCTCTCAGAGCGATAGCCAATTCCGCGTTCTCCACTTTGGCTGGTGCCGGTACGTCTCCAGTGTAGATCTCCGCTGCGTCGTGCTCCAGAAGGTGAGTCACGATGGCCAGCTTGTTCACATCTACAGAGCTGTAGCCTGCGATGGTCAGAGCGATAGCGATAGCATTGGCAGTGTGCTCCCCGATGGTCTGGCCAGTGATTGTAGGGACCGTGTGCAGGCGATCTACGTGCATGGCCCGGCGGAAGGTGTCGAGTTCGCGCATTAGTTCATCTCCTCATCATGAGCCAGCGCCGGCCGGCTTCCACCCAATCTGGCGAATGAGCTTGGTACTGGATAGCTTCGTCCAGCACCTGTATTGCAAGCGCAGGATCATGAGTATATTTCCACTGCCCCCATGCTAGATACATGGGGAGCACCACCTCATTGAAAAATCGGCTACGATATGCACCAGACTCTACTGGAATGCCATGATCCCAGTGATAAAAGAAAGTGGAGCGGTCTCCATCAAACATTGTGATGTCGCCATCATCGGCAAGAGGAACCCTGGGATGCAGGTGCACATCCTGCTCGGCTGCTGTAATCAACTTGGAAGCTGTATAATCCGCTTCCCTATAAACCCGAGACAGGCGTCTCCATACCTCTCCGCCCGGACCCTCAGTGTAGACATGGAAGCTGTCGGAGATCTGGGTATAGGTGCCGATTTCGTAGCCGGTATGCGCCGCCAACCATTCCAGCAGCATGGAGAACTGGACAGCATTGGCACCATAAGCTCCCCAGATCATATCGTTGGAGCGGCAGCACACCCGCATGTGTAGAAAGCCATGGCGTATCTTCAGGAAGATCAGATCGTTGCAGGGCAGATCCAGCCCATCATGCTCCAGATCCAGCTCATGGTCCCATATCTGCAGCACCGCCCTACGTGTGCCGGGATCCTCACGCAACAGGTTAATGACCTGATAGAGTTGCCGGCCCATGCGGGCACCATAAGCCCCATGGAAGCTGGTGCCGTCGTCGCTGTAGTCCGCCATCCTTTGATTGAAGTATGACAGGAATGCAACATCCTGCCGGCACGCTAATATCCAGAGAGACTCCATCAGATGGAAAAAGGGGTTTGCATCCCGGCAAGCGGAGAACAAAACTCTTTCCGCTGGACGTCGGTACGTGGTGGCTACGGGGTGCATGTATTCCAACGTCGGACCACCACGTGAATCCTGCGCATTGACGTGACCCATTTCCTTCCCCTCCAGCATCAGCTCTACGCCGCGCCAAAGGGCTTCATTAACATTACGGACGGTTAGAACTTTCATACGCCTTCTTCCAGTAGACAGTGACATCAAGAGAATCCCCGAGCCCGCCTCTGGTGTGCTTCTCGCGTATCTTTACGAACTCCGGGAATTTCTCCGCCAGTGCCCGGGCCGCCTTGGCCTGAGCTTCGAGCGATCGGTACCTGCTGCATCCTCCCTGGAGGTTGGTACCCCTTTGATTTTGAGCGTAAAGCGTCCAGACCTTGAACGCGTGACCTTGGGTAAGCAGTTGCAGAGCAACATCGAAGTCCTCCATGATTCCCAGGGTCGGCCGGTTCTCTAAATAAGCATCCCGGCGGAACGCCACCGCTCGAGTGCATCGCACGTTGTACACGTGGGGGAGAGGCATATGGTTGTTACCCTCTCGGTGGCTTATGCCGACGTGCGAGTGCTTGTCCAAGTCCTTGGCGACCCGGTTGAACATACCATCCAATTCTCTATCAGACATGTCACGCAAACGTGGCTTGATAGAGCCCCTATCTCGGATGTAGAAGCTCAGGTCATCATCCAACATCATAAACTTGTCTGTCGCGAACCGAGCGATGTTGATGCGAGTCCGGCTGATGCTCCTACCCCCGCACCTGTCCGCCAGCACCCCAGCGATGCCCGCCTGCGCAGCGAGCCGGCGGTAGTGGGGCATTTCATCCGAGGGGCAGAAGATAAAGGTGCTCTCTCTCCAGCGCTTGGGGATGGTAAAGGCAGTGTGTTTACTCCCTCGTAGATGGTGCCGGCCGGCACTGGGTATTGCGATGATCATCAGAAATACTCCGAAGGCGTGAACTTGGCTCGGACGGAGCCCTCGCCCAGCCGCAGCCGCTCGTACTTGTCGTATTCGCATAGACTATGTTCGATGTCTCGCATCTCCAGACCGACATTGCTGAAGTACTTGGGTAGCTTGTGCCGCGCCATCTTCAGCAGCTCGTGCATCTCCACGACAGCTTGGTGGTCCTTGACTGGAGCGCGTACTGGGCGCCCCCAGAATCGATTAAGGCCCCGCTTAGCCCCGGGGCCGGCATGAGCCCACGTACAGGCGTCCTCCACCTGCCCCCGCATGGGCGGCAGGTGCCGCAGATCGCTCACAACTTCATAGGCCATGAACCCACCGAACCCTGGGATGGTCCGCACCTTGCGCCACGTTTCTTCTAGGGAATGGGGCACCACGCAAATGCGGGCACGATGCAGGGGGTCCAGCATCTTGTAGACCACTTGATCAATCTTGTCCCCGCCCAGTGTCCCAGTAATGATATAAGCTCCTGTGAACACTTTCTCGCCCCGGGCTCGACGCTGCTTCATAACCTTAGCTACCCGGTCCGGGTTCCACCGCTTGGGAAAGCCGATCTCGGCCAGAGTAGGGGGCCAGTTAATCTGACGAGCAAGGGCCATAGCGAGAACCATGTTGCGGTGCCCCTCGTAGGGCTGGCCCCAGTTATGCGTGATCCATTGAGAGACCTTGTCTTGCCAGCGGAACACATTACAGAATCGGTACTGTTGCAAGATGGGATCGTCAGTCCATGGTTGGGGTAGCCCGCGCGCTCGTCTGAGGAATACCTCCTCCCGCTCCTGCATCCAGTACCAGAGATTATCGGGGTTGCTGCTCATCATCACTCTCCCGCAAAGGCGGGCGGGGCTACCTCCTACCCCGCCCGCTTGCTGGGCATCAGCTCACCTCAATGAAGCCCTTGCGCAGATCCCAGTTGATGTCGCCCCGGGTTCCACCAGCTTCGATGAAGTCACCGACTGTCTTCACATCCTTGCGGAAGTACAGGTCGAAGCGGTCGGCACTGGCGGTACCGGCGCGCTTGGGGTTCTCCCCGACCAGGACCTTGATCTTGGACCTGTCGGATACTTCAGGAGCCCGGCCCTTGCCCATGTTCGCAGGCGGGTAGGGGAGATTGCCCTTGGCAGGCGCCTTACCCTTGGCGGAGGACGCCTTGGGGGCCTTGGGGGCCTTGGGGGCCTTGGGGGCCTTGGGGCTGGTAGTTCCCTTGGCCATCTTAGCAGTGGCCTTGCGGCTGGGCTTTGCCGTGCGCTTGGTGCTGTTCATCTTTTCCTCCTTCGTCTCCGAGGTATCGTCGGTCGTCTTGCTCCGGCTGCCGCCGGCTTTGATGGTCGTACCCATGTCGTCGCTCTCCGAGTTGCGGTTTACTGGAAAAATCTTCTTCCAGATACTGGGGTCATTGTAGAACGTGATCATGATACCCCATACCAACGTCGCCCCCTGCTGTGGTGAAGTGATCTCCTCCACCGGCTGGCCACCGCATATGTTGACGTGCAGTTTGGCCAGCTCTTCCTCCGAGAACACCTTCAGATCAGATGCCTCGGTGGCTATGAAATAGGGTTTGCCCTGCTCCGCATATTTATCCGACTCCTGGATTGCCTGCACATGGTCTGTGTAGGCTCCGATGACTCGGGGACCATAGTCATCATCGTTGCTGATGTCGATGATAAAGGAAGTGCCCACCGGAGCCATCGCCCCGCTCCACTGGAACGGCAGCTCATCTTGACGCTGCTCTTCCGTCTGCTCCTGCTTCTTTGCTTTGCGTGCCATTGCTGCTCTCCTAGAACTGGGCTGTGAAGAGGCGGGCTGCCGCCCCCTTGGTTATGCCGTGGGTCTTGGCAGCCTGCCGGAAGCGATAGACTGCCAGAGCCCGCTTGTCCTCGTCATCCACGTAGCGCAGGTATTTCTCGTTCTGCTTATGGATGCGAATGAGTCTGATCGGGAAGTCCATCAGGACCGCGTGCAAATACTTGGTCCCGTTGACCACCACCAGCACCGGGCGAATGCCCCGCAAGTCGGACTTCTTATTCATGAGTCCGTCGCAATGGTACATGGCGAGCTTCATCTTTGATTCCTCCATTCCCGTTCTCCGCTTGACCCTAACTTTCCTGTAAACTGAGTATAGCGCAAGTGGGACCAATGTGCAAGAATCCTGTACCATCCCCGTAGATCGATCAACGTCGCGACTTCCGGTAGTCCTTGAGTGCGTCAAACATGCTCTGCTGCCCCCTGTTCTTCTTGCCGAGTCCTCTGTACATGGCCTCCTCTATAGTGCCCGACATTATTAAGCGGTGGTTGACCACTCGGTGTTGCTGCCCCTTGCGCCATAGCCGATGGATGAGCTGTATGTAGTGCTCAAGGTCCCACGTGGGACTGTGCCAGATAATGGCCCTGCCGGTTTCCTGCAGATTCAACCCGTGGGCAGCACTGCCGGGCTGCACCATCAGCGCCGGCAGGTCCCCCGCATTCCATGCGTTCTCTATCATGGCCGCCTGCTGCTTGCTCACACCCCCGCCCAAGTGGGGGACATCCTTGCCCAATACCTTGCGCAACCGTTCTAGGTCGTGCTCAAAGTAGTAGGCGATGAGCGCCGGCTGTCCTTGCAGCTCTTCCAGAATTTCCAGCGTAGCTTCCGCTTTCACTAAGTGGAGCTGCTCCCACCGCTCCCGCTGCCGAGACTCCGTATAGAACACCCCGCCTGCTGCTATCTGCCGGCACTTCATGGAGGCTACCCCGGCAGTGGAAGCGACTACATTGCCCTCATCCAGATCTACGAACAAGTCCTTCTCCACCTGCTCGTATACGGGCTTAACATCGTCCGGCAGTTCCAACCATACTTCATTCTCTATAAGCGGCGGCAGGGTTTGATAGTCTTCGCTGGCCATGCGCAGCACCAGTGGCCGCAGCTTCTCGTAGATCGCGTCCTCAGCCCAGTCGAACGGCATGTAGGTATAACCACCGTAACCAGTGGGATAGAAGTAGTAGTTGCGATAATGGGTGATGTATCTACCTAGAGCTTTTCCTTCATCCAGGATGTAGATCTGCCCGAACAGGTCCTCCAGCCCCTGCGGCCGGGGTGTGCCCGTCAGTATCCAGCGTCGCGGTATGGTTCCCAGGAGCTGCCGCAACAGTTTAAACCGCTTGGTGTTGCTGCGCTTGAACTTGGTAGACTCGTCTACAATGAGCAGGTCCCACCGGCGCTTAACGCGCTTACGGGCGGCGACCAGCCATTGCAACCCCTCCGGGTTTATTACGTACAGGTCTGCTTCTCGCTCCAGAGCTGCATCTTTGTCCGGTCCGTGCAGCATCTCCACCCGCAGGTTGCGGAACTCATGCCACTTGTTAGACTCGGACCGGGGCATTTCCTTGGACCATACGGAGAACGCTGGCCGCAGTGGCGCCACTACCAGCGCGCTCTTGACCTTGCCCTTGGAGCGCAGCACCATAAACGTCTTAAGCGCAATGGCGGTTTTCCCCATCCCAGGGTCCAGCAGTAGCCCTCCGGACATGCGGGACACCAAGAATTCCGCTGCGCGCTGCTGGTACCCTTCCCAGACATCGGCGAGTTTGGGCTTACCTGTAGCGGTATTCTTCGGATTCGATGGACGCTTCAACTTGGTCGGCGGCATGCTGCGCATCCTCGCACACAAATACGGTAAATCCCAGCCGGCGGAGCCGGTCGTGGACCCACCCCTGCAACTTGTACACCTTGGCTCCGGGGCGCTTGAATTCAATGAACACCACGTGCTTGCCGGGGGTCAACACCATCCGGTCTGGCATGCCACGGGTGCTCGGGGAGGCCAGCTTAACAGCCCACCACCCCCGTTCCTCCGCCATGCGCACAAAACGGTCTTCTATCTGCTTTTCAGTAATCACAAGGACCCCCATTGGAACGGCTAAAGTGGCACCACCGGCAGTGGTAACCCGGGTTTGGTTTGTAGTGCCTATCCGCCAGCATGGGCGCGACCTTGTCATCCCACTCCTGTCGGAGCTTCTCGGCGTCCTCCACTTTGTATACCCCGTCTGGATCTTCTCTGCCGCCCACCACTTCCCCAGTGTCTAGGTAGGCCAGCTCCGTTTCTACCTCTTCTACATCCGCAATGGCGTAGAAGGCCCCAGTCGCGTAAAGACGTAGCTGCTCCCCATATCCGTCCCGGGGTTTTCCTGTCTTCCAATCAGTAACCTTCACCACGCCGGGGCGCAGCACTTCCCAGACGTCAGTCTTAATACGGCACCACGCGTTCGGTGCGAAGTACTCCGTCTCTTCCCACCGGCTGTTGAAAGCCCAGCTATCCTCTACATGCGCTGTCCCATCCTTGTACATTTCGCGCAGCTTTTCCACTCTGGTTTTGAACCGGAGCAGGTCCACGGGCATACCCATCAGCTCGCCCTTGATGTACCTCTCGGCCATGTCGTGCACCTGTAGGCCCCGCTCCATCGCTTTATTCTTGGGTTCCGGCAGCTTCTTGACAAATTTGTAGTACGCCAGCCGGGGGCACTTGCTCCACGTGCCGTAGCGGCTGTAAGACCATGCAGTCATCGCCGGGGGTAGCTTGCTCTTAGACATGATCATCTCCCAACATTGTAAACGGTGCCCAGCTCGGCCACCTCTACGGACAGTATCTCCATACGGGGGAGCTTACCTCCCTCGCGCATATGCTCCACCGCCTGCTCCACCCGTGCACGGCTGGGCTTGAACCGCCCGGACCCAGCCAGCCAGATTTCCGCCTGCTGTGGTTCCAGCACCTGTTTACGGGCGCCTCCAACTCTGGGCGCTGCTACATAATGTACAGTGACACGCCAGAGCATTAATTTCTTGAATCGCGCCATGATTTGAGTCTTGCCCAACTGGTGCGGGACCACTTCCCGTCGGAGAGCATGGGTACGTCAAATTCTATGGACTCCATAGCCTGCCGCAGTAGCTCCATCTCTCCGCCGTCTGCTGGACCTGTTATGACGATTTCGTCATGAACGGTGAGCAGCACCCGCCCATCCCGGGACAGACTGTCGTAGCGGAGGAGAGCTTCCTTAGTGCAGTCCGCTGCGCTGCCCTGAATTAAGTAGTTGAGTAGCTTATACTCAAAGGTTTGCAGCCGGCCCCTGATCTTCATGGGTGGCTCGCAGTAGTACAGGCGCCCGCCCCACGTACGGATTGGCTCGCCCGAACGGCCCATTTTATTCAGGTTCTTAACGAGTACCCGCAACCCCGGGAACTGCCCCAGATACTCATTCTTCAGCCGGCGGAACGTTTCCACGTCTGTCCCCGCAGCGTCGGCACCTTTGCCGGCGCCCATCCCGTAGATCAAACCGAACCCCGTATTCTTCACAGGCTTTCGACTGAAGCTGGTACCGAGCCGTTTGTTAATGAGGTACTGGGCTTTCTCGTGCACGTCCATAAAGGGGTCTTCCTTATAGGCATGCATGAGAGCGCCATCCTCAAAGTGCCCCAGTATGCGGAATTCCTGCTGGCTGTAGTCCCGGACGTATATGCGCCGGTCCTTGCTATCCGGCACTATATAGTCCCGCATCGAGGGAATGGGGGACAGCTTTTCGCGCAGGGCCTTGGGCAGCTTGGTTTCCTTGGGGGTGGGGATGTTCTGGAAATTGGGATTACTACTGAGCCGGCCGGTGCGCGTACCTTTGCTGCCGTTGTTGCTGCGCTCGTCCGCTTGCCGCACTTGGTTCCAACTGGTGTGCATCCACCCGCCCGTGTGCAATGCCTGCTCCAGCCATGGCCGACCAAAGGTCCGCAGACACACTGTCAGCAGCCCCCGGTACGCCAGCACTTCCACTATTTGTGGGTCCTCTATGGCAAGTGGTAGGTTCTCTTTTGACAAGCTGCGGTTACCCTTGTCCGTCAGCACCCAGCTCGTGACTTTGCCGGAACGCTCCAGTGCGTCCGCCAGCTCATTAGCGCTGTCTACATCCAGTTCTCGGGCCTTGAGCCGGCGCCGTAACCAGTTGTCCACCTCCTCCACGGAACGTTCCCACTTATGGACATCACGCCGCAGGCGGTTGGTGGCCAGCGGTACGCCTTGTTTCTCCTGCCGCAGCAGCAGGGGCATGAGGTTCAGCTCTCGTTGATAGGCTTCCTCCATGTCGTCTTCTAGAATCCGGGGGTAGAACAAGTCATGCAGCTTGCGGGTACGTATAACGTCCCCCTTGGCGTAGCGTCCTACGAGCCTGCCCGGTGCCCTGCTTATGTAGGCGCCCCAACCGCGCCATGTTTTCGATTTGCCCCGGCACTCTGGCACATTGGCCATGATCCAATCACGGAGCTCCTCCTGTTCCTCCGGCGGCAGGTCCAACCAGCGCTCCGCCATCGGCTTCAGGGAGAGGCTCTGGGCGTGCGGGTCCACGAGGAAGGCCTCGAACATGGTATCGTGAAATCCGGCGGTGGGCACCAGTGGCAGGCCGAGGTGCTCGTGGGCGACCTCCAGATCGAACTTAGCGTTGTGCATCAGGATGGGCCGGCTGCTGTAGGCGGCTCGTAGGCGCTTGACGGCGTCCTCTCGGGTGCAGTTGTTTTCCGTCGGGTGCCCCCATGCCAGATAAGCAGGGCTCCGCCCGGGCTCCCACAATGCCACCCCCACCGGGCGAGGCGGATAGAAGTCCGGGCGGGGTCCAATGCCCTCTGTCTCAAAGTCCATGGTTATTGGGGCACGCATTTTAGTGGTACCCCTGCTGCGCCAGCCCGGTAAACTCTGCCACCAGCTCTCCATCCGCCGCCAGATTAGCCTCACTGAACAGGTGCCATGCTTCCTCAGCATCGTGGTAGCATCGGCCCTGCGTCCAGAGTATGTAGGCCATCAGCCGGGGCCGTTCTTCGGGTGGCGCGCGCAGCACCCGCGCGGTCACGGCCCGGTGCCAGCTCTGCTTGTCAGCCCCCAGCACGGGGCAGTTGCAGTGCGGGCAGGTGACCAGCACCGGGGCCACGGTGCCAATAGGCAGCTCCACGAGCTCATGCTTCTGTGTCTCCTCAAATATGCCCCACCACGTGCAGCCCATAGAAAAGAAAATCAGCTCTCCTATCTGTTGCTGTGCGTCAATGCTGTCCATCGTATTCCTCCTCAGGCACGATCTTAGCCCGCTTAACCGTCAGCTCTTCTTCCTTGCGGCGCTTCTCCCACTTGTCCTCAATCTTCCCAGTTACGTCCTTTTTCCGCCCGTCCTTCGGGGGTGGGTCCATGCTGACACAGCGAAAGATTGAACCAAACGGAGTAGGACTGAACGTGCTGGGCTTGGCCCGGCCGTGCTTGTCGAATACCGCGTAATATTCACCCATCGGAATCCCCTACATACATATCACGCTTCGTAGCAACGTAAGGTAGAACATGGAATCGTAGCAGGGCTTCTCGCTCCCTCTGCGCCCGCAGTTTATTCAGCCGATTGTAGAGGCGCTCCAAGTGCCGAGGACGCTTCGGTCCCTGCCACTCCAGCACGAGGAGCGCCGCTACCTGTTCCTCGGTCAGCCCGTGGAGGTGTCGGTTAAGCAGCCTCCACGTTCTGCCGTACTGCCATACCTCATGGTCCATGTAGGTTATCGTGCGCTACGCCGGGCCTTGCCCCCAGCGCTGCGAGCTTTGTTTGCCGGCCCCCGGCGCTTGGGCTTGTTACGCTCCTCCGGCGGGATGTAGTTGGTGAGATCGTAGGGCATGGTCAGATCCTCGATGATCTCATCCCGCTTGGCTAGCAGCGCCGCGATCTGTTCCTTGCCCTCCACAGCTCCCACGAAGGAGAACTTGATCTCCGGATATTCGGAGTCCATGACCAGCTCCATCTCCGTAACCACGGCCAGCGGCGGCAGCTTCATGGTGCGGGTGAGCTTCTTGACATAGCTTGCCCAGTACTTGAGCGATGTTGGAGGCACGCGCAACATGGCGACTTCAGCTTCTTCCACCCCTCCATTCTCCAGATCATCCATGTGTAGCAGGGCCAACCGGCGCCCGTTCTTGCAGGCTTTGCCGCGTCCGGTGTCCGCAGTACCCCATTCGTTCTGTGGGCAATCAATGCAGAGCTCCGACTGCGGCTCCGGTGCATCCTCATGCGGTGCCAGATCCTCCTCTGCGCCCCGGGCCACGGCAAAGCAGACCGGGCTGGAAGGATTGTCTGGGTCGAAGCCGCCGACATAGTAGGCGTTATCCAGACAGTGCTCCAGCACCACGCACTGGAATGGGTTGCCCAGAATCTCCTCGCGGAACGTAAAGTTTCCTCCTCGGATGGAAATATAGCTGCCGCCGCCGCCGACCCGGGCCTCCATCCCGGCGGATTCCTCCGCCAGTGCTGCCAGCCGTTCGTCGTAGTTGATGACTTCCTTACCCGTAGTACCTTTTCTCGTTGCCATTACTGCTCTCCGTCGTCTTCTGCCTGTCGTGGCAGGCTGGAAAAATCCCGCGCCCGTGCCGCGAACCGTTCCAGCAGGTCCGCGACATTTTCGGCACAGTCTTTGCAGGCCCGGAACCCGAGGCTCGGGGCCATGGTAATTTCAATCACAAAGCGGTTGGAACGCTTACAGTAGTTGCAGGAGCCGAGCGCCCGGCTCGGCCCCACCGTGATGCTGTGGTTGATCCTTGTCACAGCATGTCACTCCTTAATAAGGATCTTCAGGCGTGCCCGTAGGTTGCTAGCTAACCAGAGGCGCCGATTCCAAAATACGCGCAGCTCCCGGACCTCACCATCATCACAGGGCTCCTCCATCACCGACTCCAGCCGGTCTGTCGATTCTTCCACCTCCGTCACTACCGCCTCCAGCAGCAGCCGCGCCTCCTCGTCGGTCATCTCCAGTCGCACGGTACTCATGTCCGCCGCACCTGCAAGCTCACCCGGGTGAACGACTCCACGCCGGGCACCTGTTTCTTATCGGCCCACCGTTCACGCACTGCGGTGATGGAAACCCGGCGCTGGAGCAGATCATAACTCTTAGTGCGGGCGATGTACTTGTACAGCGCGTCCCAGTCGTTGACGTTGGCTACCTCATCACGCTTTAGGTAGATCAGTTTGTCACCCTTGCGAACTTGGCTCAGCTCATCCTTGGTGAAGTTCTGCAATAAATGCTCTTCCGCTTGGTCCCGGTATTGCTTGGCTTCCTTGGCAATGGCGGCGAGTTCCTTGGACTGCTCGTCCAGTGTTAGGAACTCATCAATTGCATTGGCCAGCCGCGCATAACCGTTCTTCTTCGGTTTAATGAGCTTCATGGTCTGTTCCTCCATTCAAAAGAAAAAAGGCCCGTGGCTGCTCAAGGGGGCGAGAGGTTAGCCACGGGCCAAGGGGTCATTCCGCGTCCAGTGGGGGAACCCCGGGGGACGTGGTGAACTCATAATCTTCCTTGCACTTGCGCAAGTCAGTCACGGGGTCATCCTTCAGGACGTCGTCGTCAAGGAGCAGCTCATCCACCACAAGGTACACTCCGTCGTAGATAGTGAATTCAACCTGACTGGTTGCGTAGCGCAGCTCCATCACCTTCACTACCTCGTGAGTCCGAGCGTCGTGCATGGTTACCCGCACACTGATGTCGTCCCCTGCGTCGGCATTTTCGATGCGAACCTGCTTGGTCATTGAGGCCTCCATTTAGCCGCTTGTATAACCCTAGCACCCATAGTACAGCAAAACCTTACGGACCCAAACAAACCTTAGTATTTCTGGCGTGGGGGCTTGGGCACACGCTCCTCGACATGAGCCACCCAAGCGGCTGACTCTTGCCGCGCCCAATGGTCCGCGTTGCGCACGGCGTACAGGCGCGTGGCGGCACCTTCCATCTTGACCACCCGCTGCAATATGCCTTGCCGCTTGAGCTCCCGACCGAGCCCTGTCGTAGTCACTCTGGTGCGACCGTCGGGATCATAGAAGTTACGGAGCTGATGGTTGGTAAACAGGTCGCCCGGGGCGGGGGTACCGTCGAGCTGCACGGCGCTATCGGGGTCCTGCTTCAGCAGTGCCACCCATGCAGAAAGGTCACTGCGGCTGTGGTACACCATCTCCTCTTTTGCCGTGGTCAACGGTGGGCGGGCTTTGGGATTGAATCCGGTGATGTCATAGTGGAGCAGGTAGTCAAAGAGGTGTTCCGGGCCGGTGGTGCGCATCCAGTGGTCGTAATAATCGTAGAAGCTGTCCTCCAGTGGTTGCTGGTTAAGCTCCCAGACGAACAAGCGCCGGTCCTGATCGTCGATGAAGAAGGCATCGGGGTGGTTGCTGGTGAAGTAGTAGTTAATGACGTCCGGCAATGTGTACTCGTGCAGGTACTTCTCTTTTATGCGTATGCGCTCACGGGTGATAAGATTCTTGATTGTGTCCGCTTCCTTACGCTGGTCTGTTCCTACGATTTCGCTGCCCATAATAAACTGCTTATTCACCGCCCACTCGTTGAACTGACTCAGCAGGTCCGCTTGCTGTATCTCTTCGAAGTTCTGGCCGAAGATGCGCCCCAGCGTTTCCCCAATAAGGGTCTTGCCGGTGCCGGTGGTGCGCCCCCATATCAGCACGGCGCTATAGAGCTTGACACCCGGACACTGGAATTGATAGGCACACCACTGCTCAAACCAGTGGCGCTCTTTGGGTGCGCCTTTAAACACGTAGCTCAGCAGCTCGTCCCAGGGTTCTATGTCCCCGGGCACGGGTTGGCACCCCCAACCGTTCCAGAGATTGTATTTGTCGTCCTCTAGGATCTTCTCCTCTCCGGGGCGATAGGTAATGCTGTCCAATTCAAAGCGGTGCTCCCATGCGAGCCACGCCTTGGCCGCAGGCTTTTTCTTTATCTTGCCGTCCGCCAGCTCCTCATAGTAATGTCGGTTGGCGTAGGCGTGTTCTACAAAAGCACTAGCGGATAACCTGCGGCCGTCCCCCAAACTCACAATGATGCCCGGGCTGCGGATATACACCACCTCCGTATTGAGCTGCCACAGCTCCTCCGCGAGGGAAAAGGGGTCAGCTTCCTGCGTCAACGCTATAAAGTCCTCCGGCCCCGTGGCTACCAGATAGTCGTCCAACCCTGTTTTCTCCATTCCCTCCAGCGTTGGAAGCTTGACCACGTAGGGCCTAGCGCCCCGGGCCATGAGCTCGCGGGCCAAGCGGACTAGTGCTATACGCACCTGTTCGTTACGGTCGGAATCAGAGTCGAACACTAGGAACACCTGCCGATCCTTCCATTGGATGCCTTGCAGGTCGGGGATCCACGGTTGGCTCGCGCTGGCACTACGCCAGTTGTATACGCCACCGAGCCCAATGGTGGCAAAGCCGTGTCGCACTCCGCAGGCAGCTTTGAGCTCTCCTTCCGTAAGGTAGAGAGGGACGTCCTTGTCCTTTATCACCTCGCACCAATTAAAGTTGAGTGGGGGGAAATATACCTGCGGTCCTTCATTCGGCGGTTGGGTGTACTTATGCCACCGCTTGGTCCCGGCGCCTCCAAAGCCCTTGGGCTTTTGCAGATAGCGTATCCGGTAGAACGGGCGGGGCTTGCCGTCCGTCTCAAAATAAGGGATTTGTAAAGCGGGGAGTTTTGCGTGGCCTAGCGCTGCTGTCTGCTCTGGCCTTAATGGTTTAAGGCCCAGCGCTTTAGCGTCACGTTGTGTAAGCCCCGATTCCTGGATCTTGCGCTTGGCGAGCTGCGCCTCTGTGATCTTATAAACTGCTGCCATTTGTCTCTCCGCGTTGCCCGCTGGGAACCCAATCCCAGAGGTTAAAAGTAGGCGCCAACCCCCGGTCCAGAGTGCGCGGAACACCCTGCGCCGGAATGGAGGTAACGGCTAGGTGGGTCAGACCTTACCGGGGGCCGGCCCCTACCCCGACAACGTATGTCGGTCTGCACACCTTAATAGGTGCCCACGGTGGAGGCAAACCAACCGCGTAAGTTGTTGTTTCCAGCTCGGTTACAGGTTTTATTCAAGAAAGTCCATTTTTAAAACACGTCAAAAGTTGGAGGATATTAGGCTTCTGAGAGGACTTGTTAAGGCATCACTTTAACTTCAGTGCTTCAAATAAGTATCAAAACGGGCGCCGGTTACAGTAACTAAATCAACCTGTAACCGGATCTATTTGTTGGGGGGACAACATCTTACGAACAAAAAATTGTCCCGGTTACAGGTTACAGACATTTGAAAACCTTTTATATATAAACCCTTTTTACTATTTTTCCCTTTAGTTTTTTATAATCCGTAACTACTGTAACTACTGTAACCGACATGTCCTCAGGTCCCTCCATTAGACCTTTTTGATCGGTTACAAATAGAAGTCTCCCCCCACAAAAACCTGTAACCACTGTAACCGTCCCTACACTAGGACATCCGTGATTCTGCTAGACGTGTTTTGCTCCTCCAATAATGGCTGCTGATCCCTCCGCTAGGACGTTTGGATCCATTTTGCCCCTCCAAAATGGGTATATTTGTTTGCCTCACAGAATTGTTGTGCTATACGTGCGCGTATGTGCTGGCGTGGGCCGGCGGACAACACGATCGATTTCTTTGAAGAGGGATCAGATGTCGGATCAAGATAAAGCAAAGAAGGGAGGTAACCCGCATCCGGCGACGACACCTGCTGCGTACCGGCGCCGGCAGCTCCAGGAGGAACTTCGCCTCAAGATTCAGGGATCGCAGCACCTCTCAAAGCTGCGCGTCATTGTTGAAGATCTTGATGATGTTCAACGAGAGCTGCACAAGTTCCGTCACGTGTACAAGCAGACGGAAGTCAGCAATGCCCGGGCCAGGATTGAGGCGCTGCGTGTGAAGAGCGACATCACGTTCCGCCTGCTGGCCAAGGTGCTCCCAGATCTCCGAGCCATAGAACTGGAGGCGGGAGAAGGGTCTGACCTGCTGTCGATGCTGGTCAATGCGGTGCGCTCAGCTCACGAGGATGCACCTGCTCCCGCTCCATCCCAGGGCCCAGATGAAGGGCAGCTCCATTGAGCTCCGTAATGCTGGACCTCGGCCAGCTCAGCCAGTTTGTGCAGCGGTGCTTGATGGATCCGGAGTTCTTCTGCTGCGAAGTATTGCATGCTCCGTCCGACGACTGGCAGCGCGAGGGTATGGAAGCGATCGCAGATTTGGAGCGGCTACGTCGGGGCCTGCCCACTGCTTACAACCATGCAGGGCTGAACCGGGTGTCGGTGCGCTCCGGGCACGGTACCGGCAAGACCAACTGGCTAGCCCGGTTGATCCACTGGTGGCAGTTTACCCACTATCAGGGCCTCGTGCCCTGCACCGCTCCGAAGGAGCAGCAGCTCCTCACTCGGTTGTGGCCAGAAATGCGCCGAGTGGTTTCCAAGGCAGAGCCGTGGTATCGGGAGTTCGTGAAGGTCCGTGATGGTGGAACGGCTATCTGGGGCAATGACTCCATCTGGAAGTCTATCGTGGAAACAGCCAGCGAGCCCGAAAACCTTGCCGGCTACCACGCGCCTTTTCTTCTATTCGTGGTTGATGAGGCAAGCGCCGAGCGGCTGGACGCCATGTTCCCAGTCATAGAGGGCGCGCTCACCACGGAGAACGCAGTGCTCGCTATCATCGGTAACCCCACTCGTAACCGGGGGGAGTTCTGGGCCAGCCACCAGAAGCGGGGCGTTCGGGAAATGTATTACCGGATGCACATCAGTCCGGACCGAGTGCAGCGCCCCGGGGTGGCTGAGTGGGCGGAACGTATGGTCGCTAAGTACGGCCGCAACTCCGCCGTGGTCAAAGTTCGGGTGATGGGAGAGTTTGCCGAGCTCGCCGAGAATCAGCTTATACCGCTTGACTGGATTGTTCAGGCTCGTGAGAACACCTTTAGCGACGATGGTTCTATTCCGCGCCTGCGCGTGGCGGTGGACGTGGCCGACGGCGGGGACGACGAGACGGTGGTCACCGTTGCCAAGCTCTACGAGACCCATACCCACTATATAAGGCAAATGCGGTACTCCTTCCCTCCCAGCGAGGCGCCACTGGCAGCAGGCGACGCAGCGATTGCAATGTACGCAGCTTATGGCGGGGATCGCACCCGGGGCGACGATATCGTGGTGGACGCCATCGGTGTAGGTGCCGGCACGGCTGGGCATATCATGCGTAGGAACTTCCCGGTCGTACAGTATCGCGGCGGCGCCGCCAGCGATGACGTTAAGCGGTGGCGCAACCGGCGAACGCAGACGTACCTTGTTTATAGAGACGCACTGCGTGATGGGCGCATAACCTACAGCCCCGAATATTATGAGGATGACTCCGACTGGGACGACCACGACGCACAAGCGACGTCCATCCGTACGAAGCCCGGGGCAGACCGAGTGGAGGATCTAGAGACTAAGGCGGACATGGGTAGACGTGGGGTTAAGAGCCCTGACATGATTGATTCCGAGGTAATGGTCCACGCCGGTATGGTGCCCGTTATCGGAGCGACTCCCGGTGCGGATGTAGAGATCATGGAAGGCAGCGCATTAACCTCGGATATCGGAGCCTGGGAGGGATAGTGGTGCTGGAGCGCATCAAGCAAGTTTTCGCGCCTAGGGCGCAGCAGCCAGAAGCGCCGACCAGTCCAATCGCGTGGACGGATTCTCTGATCTACGGACAGACATGGCCCCGGTACAATCCGGACACTCTTATCGGCCGGCAGGGGTACCGCGTCTATAAGCGGATGATGCTGGACGAGCAGGTTAAGGCAGTGGTCCGGTTCAAGAGAGATGCCGTCACTGCTCGCAACTGGGAGTTCGAGGTAGAGGACGAGCAAGGCCAGCTCAGTGATCAGGAGAAGGAAGACCGAGTTAGCCTGTACAAGCACATCCTGACGGAGATGCCGGGCCAGTTTAGCGACGTGCTGAACGGAATCATGTCTGCCATGTACAACGGATTCAGCATGACGGAGAAAGTGTTCTCTCAGACCGAATGGCAGGGCAAAACGTGGTGGGGGCTGCGCAGCCTGCGCGTCAAACCATTTGAGACCTTCATCTTCGACGTAGACCAGCACGGGGACCGGACCAAGGTATACCAAGAGGTCAATGGCCGGCGCCAGCAGCTAGACCCCGAGCGGTTCATTCACTACGCATGCAATCCCGACGTTGACCCTTACTACGGGCAGTCTGAGCTCCGGGAAGCGTACCGCAGCTATTTTTCCAAGGACATCATCATCCGCTTCTGGAACATTTTCATGGAGCGCGCCGCTTCAGGGTTTGTGGCGTTGCAGCAGACGTCCGATAGCAACATCGTTACAGGTAGCGCGGATTATGCCAAGCTCCAGAACATCCTCAACAGCATTCAAACACGCACCGGCATCCTGCTGCCCAAGGGTATAGAAGCCAATGTCTTCCACCCGGAAAGCAACAACGCCTATCGCGAGGCGGTGGGGTACCACGATGCCGGCATCGCTAAAGCATTGCTGGTGCCAAACCTACTCGGTATCTCGGAGCAGGGGGATACCGGTAGCTATAGTCAGAGCCAGACGCAGCTAGAGGCTTTCCTGTGGACGCTGGACGCCGAGGCGGCGCGGCTGCAGGAGGTGCTGAACGAGCAGTTATTCAAGCATCTGGGTCAGCTGAATTTTGGAGACAACCTGTACCCGCGCCTCTGCTTCCGTCCAATTTCTATGCAGATGCGGTTGGAGATCGCGAAGACATGGTCGCAGCTTGTGCAGGGCGCGGCCGTGGACGCCACAGACACCGATGATGAATGGCTGCGCGATCTGCTGGAGGCGCCTCCGGCCGGTGATCCCAAGAAACGGCCGGTGCCGCCGGGGCAGCAACCGGGGCAGCAGCCGGGACAGCAGCCGGGGCAGCAACCGGGGCAGCAGCCACCCGGACCAGACCAACCCGGCCAGTCACCCAGCCCAGCCGGAGTATCGGGGGCAGAGGAGACGATCCTGCCCGGTGATGGGCGCACCGTTACTACGGCGGCATATACTCGGGCGCTGCGCCGGGTAGACTTCTCTGTCATCGATCGCAAGTCCCAGGGTGTAGAGCAGCAGCACGCCGGAGCTCTGGCCAACACGTTGTCCGATGCCGTTATCGAGATGACGGACCGCATCAAGGCAAAGGACAAGGTGACGCCGGAGTTCGTGCAGGGGCTCAAGATGGATGGCACCAAGATGGCAGCGGTGCGCCGTACCTGCCGTAGTCTGCTTCAAGATGGTTACGCTCTGGGCGGTAAGCATGCCCGGGGCGAGCTTGCCAAGGCAGGGGGCAGCTTTACCCGTCATGACTTCGCTGGATTGGCGGACATGGCGGAGGAATACTTTAAAGCCAAGTCGTTCTGGATGACTGGGGTATTGCAGGACGACATCCTGAGCCGCGTCAAGCAGATTCTCCTACACGGGATGCGTAATGATAAGACTACGCAAGCCATGATCGATGAGCTGTATAACCAGCTTGAGTCCGACGGAGTTATCAAAGCCGGCATAGGACCGGGCACGGTGAAGAACCCGCAGGCCCGGCTGGAGACGGTGGTACGTACGAACTTGTTCGATGCTCTCAACGAAGGTCGCTACGACATGTTCCAGAGCGCTGGTAGCTTCGTGTCGGCGCTTGAATATAGTGCCATCCTGGATGGCCGCACTACCGAGATCTGTCGAGAGCTGGACGGGGATGTGTATGCCAGCGATTGGAGTGGGTGGAGCAAGTACCGCCCGCCCAACCATTACAACTGTCGCTCTCTACTAGTGGCGGTGACGACTACGGATACCGGGGTGAGCATCTCAGAGAAACCGCCATCCGTGGAACCGCAACAGGGCTTCGGCTGAGGAGGACTGACACATGCCGTGGACGAAGGACAACCCGCCGGCGGTTGCCAAGAACTGGACACCGGAGCAGCAGGCCCGGTGCGTGTCGGCTGCCAATGCGGCACTGGAGAATGACGCTACGGACCAGCAGGCTATTCTTGCCTGCATCTCCGCAGCGGGGGTTAAGCACAGCGTGGAGCAGGAGCCCGACGGCTCTGTGCGCATCAGCTTCGACGGGGCCGGCAGCGTCACGGCGGAGATCTTCGCCGCCGGCCGCTGGAATGGGACCAGCTACTCGGAGGCAGACCTGCACGAGATCGCAGCTACCTTTGAGAAGTTGAAGTCGGTACACAAGGTACCCTTGAAGCTGGGCCACAATGACATGCAGCCGCTCACGGACGGCGCTCCGGCCCTTGGCTGGGTAGAGCAGGTGTGGGTGGCACCGGGGGCAGACGGCACACCGAAGCTGTTTGCCAAGTTCACGGATGTGCCGCCGGTGGTCATGCAGGCCATCAAGGCACGCAAATACCGCAAGGTTAGCATTGAGCTCGACCTTGGTGTGAAGTACAAGGGCGACAGGTATCCCTTCGTGCTGAGTGGCGTAGCGCTGCTCGGGGCAGACCTGCCGGCCGTCAATACGCTCGCGGACCTGACGCACTATCTCGACCGGAGCAATGCCCGGCTAAGCCGGGAGGATCGGGCCGAGTTCTCGGCGATCAGTGGCGAGCTGGACAGCAACCACGAGGATGATGACATGGGTATGGAAGAACAGCTTTCCAAGCTGACTGAGCGCTTCGAGCGCTTGGAGAAGGAGACTGGAGACATCAAGGAGGAGAACCACAAGCTCAAGGAGGAGAATGCCAAGCTGGCGCAGGAGAAGGCGGAGTTCCAGCGGAAGGAGGAGGAGCGCGCCAAGGCCGAGAAGGAGGCCTCCGTCAAGCACGCACGCGAGCAGGTTACCTCCATCCTGGAAGACGGCGTCAAGGCGGGTAAGATCCTGCCGGCGCAGCGCGAAAAGGCCCTGAAGCTGTTCCGCGTGGACGATGATGACGCAGTCGTCAACATCGACGTGAAGGAGTTGAAGGAGTTCGTCGGCATCTCCAAACAGGAGAAGCCCGGTACCAGCCCCACGGGTGCTGCGGGTGACGGTACGGATTCCGATGCCGGCAAGGACCCTGGGACCGTCGTGCATGACCGGACGACGGAGCTGATGGGCAAGGATCCGAAGATTACCTACAGCGACGCGATGAAGCGCGTTCTGTCGGCGGACCCTGAACTGGCTAGCCGGTATGCCACCGGCGAAACCGAGGAGGCTTAACCATGGCCGTGGAAGGTGAGAAGGACATCATCGCGATCCGCGCGGGAGCGGACCTTTCGGGGTCTCAGTACCTCGCGGTAACGGTGGGCGGTACCATCGCGGCGGAGAATAACACTGCGGTGGGTATCCTGCAGAACAAGCCGGCGGCTGCCGGGCGCGACGCGGCCGTGGCCTACGAGGGCCATATGAAGGCCAAGGTCACCGGTGCCGTCTCGGCGGGTGACCGCCTGAAGGTGACGACCGGCGGCTACCTGACTGCCAGTGGCTCCGGTGACGGGCCACAGGTGGCACGGGCACTGGCGGACGCCAGCTCCGGGGCGGTGTGTGAGGTCCTTGCGGACTTCGTAACCGCCATGACTAACTACAACGGCGCATAAGGGAGGGACTGTCATGCGACGGAACTTTGCCGCCACGGGACCGGGCGACCTGCACATCGACGTCCCCCTGTCCAACGTGGCCATCAACCACCGGCCCACGGGGATGATCGCGGATATGATCGCACCCATGGTTCCGGTAACCAAGCAGAGCGACGGCTTTGTGGAGTTCTCCCGGGCCGACGCGCTGCGCATCGAGGACGACCGCCGGGCGCCCGGGGCCGAGGCGCGGGTGGTGACGCGGGACATCAGCTCGCACACCTACTTCGCTAACGACCATGCGCTCAAGGACCGGGTGACGGTCGAGGATCGGGCCAACATGGACCCCATTCTCCTGCAAGAGCTTTACAACAACCGGGTGACTTACATCACCGGGAAGTTGATGCTCGGCTGGGAGCATCGGGTGTCCGCGCAGGTTACCAGCGGCAGCAACGTGGGTTCGTACAGCGCCGTCAGTTCGGCGTGGACGGACGAGGCCAACAGCGACCCGATCGGGGACCTGCACACCGCCATCGACAATGTCCATGACAGCGTCGGGCTCCGGCCCAACCGCATCGTCATCGGGGACAAGGCGTGGCGGTCGCTGCGGCGTCATACTGACATCCTCAACCGCATCTTCGGTACCAACAACGGGGGCGGCTATCCGTCTACCGCGCAGGTGGCGAACCTGCTCGAGATTGATCAGATCCTGGTCGGCCGGGCTTATTACAATGCGGGTGAGGAAGGCGACGCTGAGAGCCTGACTCCGGTCTGGGGTGACGACGTGCTGGTGTACTACGCACCCAGCGCGCCGAGCCGCGAGGAGCCGAGCTTCATGTACTCGTTCCGCTGGAACGTGCCGGGGGTGCCGTCGATGCAGGCGGAGCGCCACGGGTACGACTCCAAGACGAAGAGCGAGGAGGTGGAGGTCGGCTACTATCAGGACGAGAAGGTCGTGGGCTCTGCCTACGGCTACCTCCTGACGGCGGTCAACTCCAGCACCTGACGGATCGACTGACGGGCCAAGGACGGCCCCCTTTACAGGAGAGACAGACATGGCACTTTCACCGGCAAGCACAGACCCGCGGCGTGGCGCCGCGACCAAGGAGAAGCAGACCGACCCGAGGTCCTTCAATGAGACCGGCGGCGACCGAGGTCCCAAGAAAACCGAGCCGAAGGACAAGGGCTGACGATGGACGGACGGTGGCTCGCTACTGGCGGGCCCGGTTGGGCCGGGCGCCTTTGCCCGGCCCCATTTTGACGGAGAGCAGGAGCGGGACATGTTTATCGTGATGCACATCGGCGGGATGCCCTTCCGGGGCAGCGACGGTCGTCAGCAGCCGGGCGGGCTGGGCGGCAGCGAGACAAGTGCGCTGGAGCTGGCGGAGGCGCTGGCGGCACGGGGGCACACCCTCATGGTCTTTACCAACATCCGAGAGGAGGATGAGGAGGTACACCACGGGGTGCGCTACCTTGCCGCGGGCCGGCCCAGTGAGCAGGCCCCGCTCGGTGAGCGGTTTGACTTTTTTGCCCGGCAGACCCCGCACGATGTGCTGGTGGTGCAGCGCACGCCGGTGGGCGTTATCGGGCGCTACGCGGCCAAGCGGGTGGTGCTGTGGTTGCACGACCTCGCGCTGGTACGGTCACGCCGGGCGGCACAGGAGGCGCAGGCGTGGGTCAGTCAGGTGTGGGCGCCCTCCGACTGGCACCGCCGACAGGTGCTAGAGACGTGGGAGCTGGCCCCGGACCTTGTGCGGGTGGTACCCAACCCGGTGGCCCTGCCCGACCCGATGGAGACCGCACCGCCTCCCACCTGCTACCCTGAGCCCCCCGAGGAGCCCCTGCTGGTGTACGCCAGCCGGCCGGAGCGCGGGCTCAAGGAGCTGGTGGCGGAGAACGGCGTGATGGAACGCCTACAGGAGCATGGTGTGCCGGGGCACCTCGTGGTGGTGGGCTACGACAACACCACCGACAAGATGCGCGGCTACTACGAGGCGCTCTGGGACCGCTGCCGGGAACTGCCGAACGTGACCCTGCTCGGGCCCCTGAATAAGCGGGACCTGCACGCGCTGCTCCGCCGCACCGCCGCGCTGGTCTACCCCACGGGCTTCGAGGAGACCTTCTGCATTGTGATGGCGGAGGCCCTGCGCTGCGGGGCGCAGGTCATCGGCAGCCAGACCGGCGCCCCGCCGGAGCTGTACGGCAGGGTGGAGGCTGCTACGTTCCTGAAGGGTAGTTCGGAGAACCAGCGCGTCGCCCGGTTCGTCCAGCAGGTCCGTAAGCTGGGCCGGCGCGAGGACACGGCGCTGCCTGCGGAGGACCCGGTGCCGTGGTGTGCCCCGGACGCAGTGGCTGAGACCGTGGAGGAGCTCCTGCTGACTGGGCTGCTGGACGGGCGGGGCTACCGTCCGGCAACGGTGGCCCGGCACCTGCTGCGGCACAGCGACATCATGATGCTGCGCTGGTACCTGCGGGACCACGCCGACGACGAGGACCCGCTGCTGGACACGGTGCGCGAGGAGCTCCGGCTCTACGAGTTCACCGATGAGCCGCTGGCGGAGCACTACCGCGGCAGGTATCAGACCCTCGTGGAACAGGGGCGTGCCCCGGGCCGGGTGGACCTGACCGGCAACCTGCGGTACCAGACGGTGGAGCGCTGCCTGCGGGAGTGGCTGGCGCGGCAGGAGGAGCAGAACGTGGTGGTGCTAGACTACGGCTGCGGGCAGGGGCACCACACGGTCCACCTCGCCCGGGCCTTCCCAGAGGTGCGGTTCATTGGGCATGACGTGGTGCCGGGGCTACTGGAGACCGGCCGGCGCTGGGCTGAGGAGGAGGGGCTGGGCAACGTGCGGTTCGTGGATAACCTGCAGGACCTGCAGGACGGGGAGGCCCCGCACGCGGTGCTGGCCGCTGAGGTGCTGGAGCACGTGCCGGACCCGGTGCGGTTACTGGACGACCTGAACAGCCTCTGTCGCTCGGGCGGGCTGCTGCTGCTGACCACGCCGTACGGGCCGGTGGAGGCGGAGACCTACGAGGAGGAATATCCGCACCGGGAACACCTGCACCACTTTGAACGGGCAGACCTGCATGAGCTGCTCTCTGAATTTGGCGGTGTGCGGCTGCTGGCGGTTCACTGGCGGATGGGGGCGCAGGGGGACCCGCTGGGTTCCTATGTGGTGCGGGCCACCGCCAACCCCGATCGCCGGGCATGTCCAGTGGACTACGCGCGCAAGCTACGGGAGCTCGGCCCTCGCGAAACGGTGGGCGGGCTGATGTTGCTCAAGGACTGCACCGCCTCACTGGAACGGGCGGTGCGCTCGCTGGCCCCGGTCGTGGACCAGCTCGTGCTACAGGTGGACGCCACCAGCGACGAGGCCACGTACGAGCTGGCCGACGACCTCGCCCACGAGCTGCGCCGCACCGGGCGGGACGTCTACGTGCGGCGGGGGCCCAGCGCGTTAGAGGTAGGCTTTGATGAGGCGCGGAACCGGGCCCTTGAGGATATCACCGCGGACTGGGTGCTGTGGCTCGACACTGACGAGCAGCTCTACTACCCTGACCACGTCTTTAGCTACCTGCATCCCTCTGGCATTAACGGGCTGGCGGTGCCGCAGCACCACATGTCGGTCGAGCCGCTCGGGGTACTCAAGACGGACCTGCCGGTACGTCTGTTTCGCCACCACCACGGGGTCCGGTTCTTCGGGGTGGTGCATGAGCACCCCGAGCGGGAGCTGAATGCCGGGGTGACCCCGGTGGTGCACATCCGTGAGACGCAGATCATCCACCACGGCTATGACCTTGAGGCCACCCGGCGGGGCAGGTTCCAGCGCAACCTTGAGCTGCTGGTGCGGGACCGGGAGAAGTATCCGTCCCGCCGGTTGGGCAAGTTCCTGTGGCTGCGGGACCTCGCCCAGATGTGCCAGTACGAGCTTGAGCACAATGGCGGGCACGTGACCCGGGCCATGCGGGAGCGGGCAGATGACGGTGTGGCCCTGTGGGAGGAGCTGCTGGAAGCGGGGCAGACGCGCATGGCCATTGATGCCCTGCCTTTTTACTCCACGCTGGTAAAGGTGCTTGATCGCGGGTTTGATGCCGCCTTCAAGCTATCGGCCAGCAAGCTGAACGGTGGTCCGCGGCTCGAGCGGGCGCCGGAGATTGCGGGGACATTCCTGAGTGAGGACCACCTGCGGCGCCTGCATGGTGCCGTGCTACACGAGAGGGTACAGGATTATGAGCAAGCGTATTTCTGAGGAGCGCCGGCTGGCCGGCGAGTTCGCCGAGGCGGTGGGGCTGACGGTCCGGCACCGGGTGCGGAAGACCTTCGCCGACGGCCGGGTGGAGGAGTACGAGGTGGGCAACCTCGTGGTGGGCGCCGGCCGGGATGAGCTGGCCCTGCGGGCCACCGTTACCTCACACGCCCCCTTCGGCTACCTCGCCGCTGGCAGCGGCACCAATGCTGCCTCGCTGGGGTCCACCGGGCTGACCTATGAGACCGTGCGCAAGGCGGCGACCATGGCAGCCTCGCATGAGGTCATCATCGGGGTCTGCTCGCTGGGCGGCAGTGCCGACGGGGTGACGAGCCAGTATCTGGACGAGGCGGGCCTATTCAATGACGCCTCCAGTGGGCAGGGCACGATGCTGAATCTGCTCACCGGCATCAACCACACGTTCGCTGACTCGGACGTGGTGGAGGTCCACATGGAGGTCGCGGTAGGGAGCTATGCCTGATGACATGGCGGGCGGTGCAGCACAACCGGAAGGACATTCCGTACAAGGCCCTGCGGGAGCGTATTGATACCGCTTACGAGGCCCTGCACGACGGGCTCAGTGACGCCTATTACAACCACTGGTCCCAGGGGCAGAGCTACCCGTGGTTCCTCTGGGACGTGCGGCCGTCCGCCGCTGCCACCGAGACGCAGTACAGGCTACTGCAAGGGTTCCTCTCGGACCTCTATACGGTTATCTTCCACCGCTGCAACATGGCGCTGCCTCAGCCGTGGCCTCGGGAGGAATACGACGCCATCTACGATCGCAGCGGGGTGGTCACGGGGTACAGGTCTGATGCCGCCTTGGCCAAGTTACAGGCCACGGCCCAGCAGTACCTGACCACGGAGGAGCGGCAAGCGATTCACAACTGGCTGGATACCAAGCTGACGGCTGCCGGGTTTCCCGGGGTGGTGCCCTGATGGCTGCCATCTGGCAGGACAAGCACCCACTGACCCTCACAACCGGGTGGCAGACCTACAGCCTGACCGGGGAAGCAGGCTACACCGCTGCCTGCGCCGGTGGGCTGGCGCTGCTGGAGGTGCAGAACCCGACGGGTGGTTACCGCACGATCGGGTTCCGTCACCCGAGCAGCACCGACACGGACACGGTGCAGCTCTACAGCAACGGCACCTCGCTGGTGCCGGCGCCCATCAATGGGTCCGGGCAGACCGACGTCTATGTGGACTCCACCAGTGTCGTGGTCAACGTGGTGGGGTTCCTGCCGGCTGCTGATGTCTACGTGAACACCAGTAAGGAAGTCATCAACATGGCGGGGGCCAGCGGCTGGACCGACTATGCCCCCACCGTGCAGGCGGGCGATGCTCCCGTCGCGTTCTTCGGTTACATGACTTCCGTGTCCGGCGGGAACGACCTGCAATACGGCATCCGTATGAAAGGGTCCACAGACAATCGCACCTATTACTGGGATTATCTGGGTGGCTTCATCATCGGGTGCGATGCCTCCGGGCTGGTGCAGGCGTGGTCTGACAACTACCCGGGGGACACGGATATCCGGGTGGTGGGCTACATCAAGAACAGTACCGACTACAGCTTCAGCGCCAATGCCACCGTCGTGACCCCAGCTACAACGGGCTCATGGCAGGATCTGGCAGCGGTGACCGGGGCTAACGGTATCTTCTGCGAAGCGGCTGACACCTCCGGCAACAACAATGCCGGGCTGCGCGCCAAGGGGGACACCGCCACCACGCGCGGTGTGCCGGGCGGCTGGCAGCACGCATGGTTGTGGTCTGGAGCAGATGCCTCCGGTGTGGCGCAGGGGTTCCGTGGAGCGTCCTCCGTTGGGCTGTTCCGAGTGGGCTATTCTAAGCCCGCCAGTGGCGGCGGGGGTGGCAGTACCATCACACGCACCCTGACGGACAGCGTGGACACGGGGGACGGAGAAGCGGCTCCCCGGAGCCTGCCCCGCACGGTGACGGACAGCGTGTATGCAGGGGACAGTGAGGCGGCAGCCCGGCGCCTGCCCCGCACGATAACAGAGCTCTTGGGAGTAGGCGACGCCAGCTCTGACGTGGCTCGGCTGCTGCACCGGCTGGCGCGGGATGGGGTGCAGGTGGGGTCGCGCCTCACCGCCAGCCGGCAACTGGGCCGGGCGCTGGTGGAGGTGCTCGGCGTAGATGACGTGGTGGAGGTGGTGCTCACTCGGCTGGCGGCCCTGCGGGAGACCGTGGCGCTGGCGGATTACGGCACCTTTACGCTCCCCGGTCAGGCGCTGCTGCGGACGCTGACGGACGCCCTGTCACTGGAGGACCGCCGTGCCATCACGCTCCGGTATCGGACCCTGCTGCGCGAGGGGCTGCACTTAGACGACACCATTGACGTCTTGTTGCTGGGCGGCGCTGTACGCCGGACGCTGGAAGACATGGTGGCGCTCTCGGACAGCTTTGCCGGCATCGACCGTTACCTGCGCCGGCTGGATGAGGCGCTGACGGTGGGGGACCAGCAGAGCGCTCGGCGGGCCCTGCTGCGCGGGATGACCGAGGCCCTGCTCGTGGAGGACGGCGAGCACTTCATCCGGGCCGTGCGGGTACGGCTGGCGGAGCTCGTCTTTCTCACGGATGACGTGGAGGTACAGCTCCGGGCGGTCAATGAGCTCGTGGGGGCGATCCTCGTGGCGCTGGTGGCCGAGGAGGTGGAGCTCGGGCTGCGGGAGCGGGGCGTGGTAGCGGTGACGGCAGAGCACATCAAGGTGGAGGTGCGCAAGCATGACATCTGACATCAGCGAGTTCTTGGTGGGTGATACCCTGCGGGCCACGTGGATCGACAGCGGGACCTCCCCCAGCCCGATCAGCGCGGCCTTGATCGCCGACAGTGAGACGCTGGTGAGCTCAGCCACCATGACCGATTCGGGCAACGGGCACTACTACGTAGACCTGACGCTGCCGGGCACGCCCGGGTACTACGTGGTGGAGTACAAGGCAGAGCTCAATGGCAACCCGTATGTGCGCCGGCGCCGGGTGCGCGCCGTGACGGTGGAGGTCTGACATGGGACGCTACGTGAACTGGGATGATGTGGTGGGGCGCTACCCGGAGCTCGGGCCCTACGGGGATGCCGCGGCGGTGGAGTCCTCCTACATTCACTACGCGGAGACCGAGGTAGACGCCCGGCTGGGTGGTTTTTACACGACACCCTTCTCGAGTGACAACCTCACCGCGCAGGACCTGACCATTGACCTCGTCTATACGCGCATGTACGGCCGGCAGGACCCGGACAAGGTCAAGCTGGTACGTAAGGACATCGATGACCGGGTGCGGGACCTGCGTGACGGGGTGCGGGCCATGGTGACCACCTCGGGGACGCTGCTCACGGCCGGGGGTGGCTCCGAGCCGTGGTCCACCACCGATGGCTATACGCCGGTGTTCGGGGTGGGGGACATCCGGAACTTTCACCCGGACAGCAGTCAGCTCTACGATGAGGAGCTGAATCGTGAGTATTAATGCCACCTCACGCAAGTCTGTTGCCTTCCACGGCAAGGCCTCATTGGAGGCGGCACGTCGGAAGATGACACGCGTGCAGAAAAAGGTGGCTAAGCTGGAGCAGGCGCACCACGAGATTGCGGTGAAACTGGACCAGTGGGTGCAGCAGAATTTCCGCAGTGAGGGTGGCAAGGTGGGTGGCTGGCAGCCGTTCGCTCCGAGCACCCTGCGAAGGATGTTGCACCGTACCAAGCGGGCACCCCGGACCAGCCCGAAGCTGTTGCAGGACACGGGCCGGCTGCGGGCCTCATTCAAGCCCTTCTGGACGAACCAGACGGCGGGCATTGGGACCACCATCTACTATGCCCGGTTCCATGACCCGAAGCATGTCATCGGGCATGTGCCCCGGGGGAAGGGGGTCATCCCGGAGCGGCGGATGCTGCCGGATGAGGAGGACGCAGTGCCGCTGGCGACAGAAGTTTACAAGGACCACGTGAGGAGGGCTCTGCATGATTGATGCCAGCAAGGTGACCGGGGCCCTCGAGGCGTTGTTCGGCGCGGACCTGCCGTTGCGGCAGGCGGTGCCTAACCTGACCATCAGCCGGGCGGCACCGCTCAACGCCGACCCGGGGCTGGCCCCGTGGCTCGGAATTTACCGCCGCGGTGTGGTCTATGAACCACGGCAGCTGGGCAACGGGCTCACCGCCCGTAACTGGCGGGCTGTCATCACGGCTGATGTGGCGCTGCAGGTGGTGGGCAAGGACGGGCCCTCGGCGGAGGCCTCACTGGAGGTCTTCGTACAGGCGGCGTTGGCCGCGGTGGAACGGGACAGGACGCTAGGTGGCATGGTGCTGACGATTGACTCCTACGAGGTGGGCTACGCCTATCAGGAGGATCAGACCAGCACGCTCGCCTTCCAGATGGCAACCATCACGCTCAAGGCGGAGATACGGGCATGAGTACGAGATACGTGTGGACCGGGGAGACCCGGGTGGTGCCCAAGGTCGGCCGGCGGCTGGCTGAGGGCGACGAGTTTGAGGCAGAGGACTGGGTAGGGGCGTCACTGGTGGCGCAGGGTCTGGCCAAGCGGGCCCCCGCCCGGACGAAGCCCACCAAGCAGCTTGAGGGAGGTGACGAATAATGTACGGCAAGGACACCACGCTGGCCCTGTGCTTTCAGGACAGCTACGGCACGGCACAGGTAGACTCCCCCTATTTCCTGTCGTTCCTCTCGGAAGGCCTCTGGCCTGCCAAGGAGCAGCTCATCGAGCAGGGGATGCAGGGGCGCTTCGATGAGGGGGCCCACCACGAGGGCATCAACAGCATTGAGGGTGACCTGCAGGTGGAGGCCAACCCCATCTCACTCGGCGCCCTGCTCGCGGCGTTCTTTGACGTGTCCACGGTGGAGACGCTGGCCACCGGGGTCTACAAGCACCACTTTGTGCCGCGGACGAGTGACTTTGACGCCAGCGCGGCGGCGAATCCGGTGACGCTGGTCAAGGACTTCTCGGATGGCTCCAGTGCCCACCTGCTTTACGACATGGTCGCTTCCAAGCTGGCGCTGGCGGTCAGCAATGGGGAGTTCCTCACCGCCACCCTGTCCCTGATGGGCGGGAAGTACAGCCGGCAGGCCCCGCTCTCCGCAGCCTATCCGGACGCGGCACCGTGGGCATGGGACGTGACCTCAGTGCAGGTTGGCGGCGCCGCCAAGGACGGCTTCGGCAGTGCCACCATCACGCTAGATGAGTCCATGGCGGCGAAGCACACGCTGTCCACCCAGAAGACCCCGAACCGCATCAAGCGGGACGGGTTCCGCACGTTGGAGGTGGATGGCAACTACCTGTTCGACGACGAGACGGAGCTCCAGCAGTTTATGGACCAGACCGAGCAGGCTCTGATCCTGAACTTCAAGGGGACTTCTGAGATTTCGTCTGGCTACTACGAGGAGCTGACCATTGATGTGCCGGCCCTGCGCTACACCGAGTTCCCGGTGCAGGTCGGCGGGCCCGGGGAGATCGAGGTCAGCGTGAAAGGCAAGGGGGTCTACGACGTCGGCAGCGGCCGCTCGGTTGAGATCACCCTCGTCAACACGCAGGCTGCATACCGTTAAGGATAAGGATCGGTAACAGGGGATGCCACCCACAGGAGGGCAAGATGAGCAAGTTCAGCAGGCGGAACATCACGGGTTCCTTCAGCTTTGATGGGGACACCGTGACCGTACAGGCCCAGCGGCTAAAGCAGCAGGACATGGCAGAGCTGGCGGGGTTTCTCGACTACGCCGCCAAGCAGGCGGAGGCCCTCGGCCCAGAGGAGCGGGCCAAGGGTACGGTGACCCTCAGCGTGCGGGACATGTTCGGCTCAGATCAGGGGTTCATGAACGCGGCCCGGGATGTGCTCCCCCGGCGGGTGACCCAGCTGACCGGGCTCACCGATGAGGAGGGGCAGCCGCTGACATTGGAGGACATCATCGAGGAGGTCTACTTCATGCCCCTGCTATCTGAGGTGCTCGGCTGGCTGGTATCGAGCTCTTTCATAGAGCCGACGGAGGGAAAAGCCTCGCCCGGTCAGCCGGCCGCCTCGTCCGGGGCATCAGCCCCCGGCCCGGGGACGAGCGCAGGCTGATCGGGGGCTACCCATTGACATGGTGGTTTCGCGCATGGCGCACGGGATGCCAACATGACGGGGTCGGTTACCGGGTACAGGCATGGCCCGATGGTCGGCCCTTCATGGAACAGGAGGGGCTGACGGTGGACCTGTTTGACATCTTTTCAGACGAGGCGCAGCGCTACCTCGAGGAGCAGCAGAGAGGACAGGGCCGTGGCTGACAACGTCATCCAGTTCAGCATCGAGGCTGTGGACCACTATACCAAGACCTTCAAGAAGGTCACCACCGTTACCAAGGAGGTGGTCAAGAAAGTGGGCGAGCTGGGGGTGGCCGTGACCGGGGCGGCCACCGCCTTCGTCTACTTCATGAATCGGGTCAACGAGGCCATGGACGAGCAGGTGAAGTTCGCCCAGCGGCTCGGGGTCAGCGTGCAGCAGCTCACCGCCCTGCAGCACGCCGCCCGGCTCTCGGGGGTGGACGTAAATGCTATGAACCTCGCCCTCCAGCGCATGACCCGCCGGGTGGGCGAGGCAGCGCAGGGCACCGGCGAGGCCAAGCTGGCCATCGCGCAGCTCGGACTGGATGCCCGGGAGTTCGGCAAGCTGCCGCTGGGCCAGCAGATGACCATCCTCGCCGACAAGTTCAGCCACATGACTGACCGCTCCCAGAAGCTGCGGCTCGCCTTCAAGCTGTTCGATTCTGAAGGTGTGTCCATGCTGCAGATCTTGCAGCAGGGTGGGCCAGCAATGCAGTCCATGATCGACGATGCTGAGCGGCTGGGGGTGACCATCGACAAAAAGACGGCTGCGCAGGTCGCGGCGTTCACCTCCCAGTGGGACCGGCTGAAGGGGGCAATGACCGGGGTGACCAGATCCTTCACGAACGAGGTCACCCCAGTCATGACCGGGGTCTTTAAGGAAGTCACAGATCAGCTTGCCAACTTGCGGCAGGGTGCTGCGGCTCTGGGGGATCAGGCGGTGCGGACTTTCTTGACCATGTTCGTCTATGCCCGCCAGATCTTCAAGCGGCTCGGCGAGATGTGGAGCAACACGTTCAATGGCAACCTGTTCGCTGATAGCCTGCTCACGCTCTGGGCCACCGTGGCCAAGAAGATCCTACAGGGGGCAGCGGTGCTTGCCACGGGTTCCGCCAAGATCCTGACAGCCGGGTTTCAAGTGGGTATGGAGAGCCTCGTGTCTCTCGGGGTCTGGGCCTTCGTCCAGCTACAACACCTCGTGCCGCAGGCGATGCACAATGTCCTCATCGCGATGGGCGGTTATTTCCAGCTCGTCTGGGAGGGCTTCGTAGACTTGGCAAAGGCGGCATGGCACAACGTCATCGCCTTTTTCAAGCATGGCCAGATGGTGAACCTCGGCGACGTGCTGTTCAAGGACATCCCGGAGCGGGCAAAGGAAGTCCAGCAGCAGATCAACGATGCCTTTCTGGGCATCGAGGACACCGCGCCGGACCTCGGCCGCTGGGTCACCGAGCAGATGGCCCCCGCCACCGAGGCGGCGAGAAAGCGGCTGGCTGACACATTCCATGAGGCCCTCGGGGCAGGCAAAGCCTTCGCGTTGGACTTCGGCGACAGCATGGGTGAGGTGCTGGGCATCAATACGGACACGATGCAGAAGCAGGTGGACGACCTCATGAAGCACCTGCAGACAATGGGCGCCGGGGTGCAGCAGCAGCAGAAGCAGGTGGTGGAGGGGGCCAAGGGCTATTGGGCTGAGCTCGCCGATGTGACTCAGCAGTACATGGGGCAGATGCGGACCGCTGCTCACGACCTCGCGCAGGGCACGCTTGACGTCATGATGAACATGGTGGACAGCGTCTCGCAGGGGGTCGCGCAGGCTATCATGACTGGGGCTAGCTTTGCCGAGACGTTCAAGCAGATCCTCAACGCGGTCCTGCAGCAGACCATCGCCCTGCTCATCAAGGTGGGTCTGCAGCGGTTGGTCCTTTCGCTCATCAACAAGACGGCACTGGCGGCGGAGGCCTCTGGTGAGATGGCACAGGGACTGGCGCAAACCTATGTCAATGCCTTCAAGTCCACGGCCGCCATCCCCATCATCGGGCCGGAGCTCGCGCCGGGCGTCGCCGCGGCCTCGGTGGCCACCGCCGCGGCGGGGGCCCAGACCTCTGGCGCCGTCGGCTCGGCACTGGGGGCGCAGATCGCCGGGGTGGGGCACGCGGGCCTGACGGATGTGCCGCGGGAGGGCACCTACCTGCTCAACAAGGGTGAGCGGGTGGTGGCACCCCGGCAGAATGAGGACCTGACGCGGTTCCTGCGAGATGGCGGGGCTGGGTATCACGTGACGATGCCCGGTATGCAGCTCCACGTGAACATCACCGGGCGGGACCTTGAGTCCATGTCCCCCTCGGAGGTGCGGGACCTCGTGGCGAAGAAACTCATCCCGGCGCTGGACCAGCTGGACCGCAGCGGCATCCGGCCCCGGGCTATCGAGAGGACAGGGCGATGACCGGCTGGGTTCTCATGGTAGACAGCAGCGACGGGGTGGTGGTGCAGCCCGAGTGGGACTTCAAGCGCGCTGGGCAGAAGATCGAGGACAGCCACCGGGCCCGCTCTGGTAAGAGGTACGTGTACAAGTGGGGCAGCTATGACCGTTTTGAATTCAGTCTGGAGTTTGTGAGCAGCGCCGACGCCTGCAAGGTCAATTCGTGGTGGGGCGGCAACACGGACCTGCTGTTCGTACAGGAGGGGCAGACCGATGTCTCTTCGGTGCGGCTGGTTAATGATAGCCGGCCGCTGGAATCCTACGTGCGTCCCTACATGGACTATTACAGTGGCAAGCTGGAGCTGGAGACCTACTGATGGGCTACGACGTCTCCAGCTGGTTCAAGGCCGAGGCGGTCAAGACTCGCCCGCAGGTGCGGCGCCGGTACACGCTGGGTGGCAGCGACTACTCGGAGCGGGTGCTCAAGTGGCCCTCAGTGGCCCGGGCATGGGACGACGTGCGGCCGCTGTCCATCAATCTGGACCTCGCCAACGAGGACGGCGAGCTCAACCTGTTCCACGAGGAGAAGTCCCAGCTCGAGACCCGGGGTACCGTGGAGGTGGGGTTCGCCGATCCCTTCTGGGAGGGCCGACACTTTTTGCTGGCGGCGGAGAGCTCCTACTTCGCGCCAGCAGGTGCTGAGCCGGGCTGGCCCTCGGCCTCCCTGCCTACCACGGCGATGGCGCTGGAATTCTGGTTGGATGCGCCCTACCCGGGGCCCGTCTATCGGGAGAGTGGGGGCATCGGTGCCGGCATCTATAACGACTGGGGCATGAACACTGCCGGGTATCTTACGCTGATTGACAGCAGCGCCTCTCAGTCGGTCCTGCATGTTGCGAGCGCCACCCTGCTGAATGGCTACGTGGAGACGCGGACCGACCACGTGGGGGACGGCGGGCTGGTGCTGCGCTACGTGGACGACAGCAACTACTACCTCGCCACGATCCAACCAAGCACAGGGGCGGACGCGGTTAGATTCTACAAGCGCGTCGGCGGGGCGTTTACCCTCATCTCGTCGCACGCTCTCGGCTGGACAGATGGCGACATGAAGGACTTCCGGTTCGAAGTCAGCTCAAACCAGCTTGTCTTTTACATGGATAGCGCCGGGCAACTGTCGTCGTCCTCAGTGGTCTGCACCGCCAGTGATGATGCCCTCCTGCAGGGTGGTGCCGTGGGACTGCGCGCTAATAAGGGGTCGAATGACTACCGCTATTACCGGCTCGCCTACCATGATAGCGACGTGGGCTCCGGCGCGCTGGATGACTTCCACTGGGCCTCCATTCAGACCTCATATCCGGTGTTGACGCTGCTGCCCCTTGCCATGTCTGTCCGGGGCAGCTTCGGTGGGCTTTGGCAGAATCCGTCGCTCGAATGGGTCAACAGCTACAACGTCAACAGTGACACCCTCGCGGGCCACCTCGGGGCGGCACGTCCATATACCATCAGCACGGGCTCCTACCCCTACCTCGGGGGTACCACTAACCCTGTCAACGACCATGGACAGTACCGGCATCATGTCGCCGCCATGGTAAGCGCCGACAGCGGTCCTGCGATCTACATCGACGGGGTCGAGATGTACGTTTCCGCGTATGGCGGCTACTACCAGACGGGCTCCTACGCGGGATACTTGATGGTGGACAGCAGCTTGATCTATTCCGGCAGCGCGTTTCTGGGCGGCGGAAACGGGATGTTCGGGCTGCATGATGTGCGCCTCTACAACCAGACCCTCTCCGCTGACGAGGTGGCCGCGCACATGGTGGGGTCCTACACCGGGCCGGCTCCAGTGGTCCACTGGCCCATGAGTGAGACGGTGGGCGCCGTCTCCTCCGTCGCGGATGTTGGCAGTTATGGGCTGCACCTCGAGCTAGCGGCTGGCTCGGCCGAAGCTTACTCCGGGGCCTACGAGGAGTACGTGCAGCTCTTCCGGGGACGCACCAGTCGGGTCCAGTACCGGCAGGGCAAGGTCACACTATCTCACGTGGACAAGTTGGCGACGCTGTCCGATCGGGTGGTGGGGACCAGCGAGCAGCCCGTGACCTATACAGGCTCCAACTACAACCCGGCCCACCTGATCTGGTGGCTAGCGACCAGCTACGGTGGGCTCAGTACCGCCTATCCGGGGTACAACCCGGACATCGATACTGATGCTTACAATGCGCTGGCCACCTATTTCTCAGACAACGGCGTTACCATGCGGGCGCACTTCGAGAACATCAAAGTGATGGAGGCCCTGCGGAAGATCGGAGCTCTCACCCGGACGGCGCTGCTGGTGGAGGGGGATCGTCTGTATATGGCACGGTGGCTGACCGTGAACTCCGCCGAGACAAATCTTGATGGAGACAGCATTATTGATGTAGAGGTCTCTATTGACGAGCAAGACATGGCGAACCGCCAGTATGTGCTCGGGCAGTACAACACTTCCTCGCGAGATTGGGGTATCACCGTCTATGCTGAAGACGCTGCCAGTGTCAACAGCTTTGGGCTGCGTGAGGAGGTGGAGAAGGACGAGTCCGTATGGTACGTGGACAGCGCCAGCGCGCTGGACCTTGCGCAGCGGATTGAACTTATCCGGGGCACACCCTACGACAAGGTAAACGTCACCACTGTCCTCGCTCCCCTGCCCCGGCAGATCGGAGAAACCGTGGTCGTTGAGGACCTGTTTCTGGGCCTGTCCGGCGGTTATCGGTTGATGGGGTACAAGTTGAATCTTGACGACGGGACGGTAGAGCTGGACGTGGACGCCTCACAAATCTCTAACGGCTTCCAGTTGGACGTGTCCACCCTCGGTGGCGGGGAGGTACTGCTGTGACGTGGACGAGCGGGTTAAGCTGGGCGACAGGGGACAAGGTACTCTACACAGATCTGAATAAGCTGGTGGACAACCTCACAGCAGTAGCCCACGGAGACAGCGGGGCGCCGAAGTGGGACCGGGCCGGTTGGAACTACGCCAGCCAGTCGGTCTCGGGGTCGATTGGTGCTGCCAGTTACGTGAGGGTCACGCTGCATGACTACAGCTTCACCCCGATGGTGTACGTTGACGCCTCCAGCGGGGTGACGGGGCGGCTGCTGCCCAGCGACCAGAACCTGAACGCGGACCAGCCCGGGTTCATCATCAACAACATTGACACGAACTTCTCTCATGCTTACGCTGTGGCCACCCGTTACATTGCTGCCGGCAGCAACCCGGTGGGGAGCTGGCCTGCACTCAGCTTTAGCTATCAGGCGTTCCTGACGGCTCTCAAGCTGAACAGGGTACATGACAGCCTCGGAGCTATTGCCGGTGGTGCCGGTGGTGCGCCCCGGGTACGGCTGGCGGGGCTGTCTAAGAGCTCTGCCTCGGTGGCGGGGAACATCACCGGTGGCGTTGCTAATATCACCTTGAATGATTATGCGCTCTGGCCCCGTATCTACTGTGCCAACAGCTACGCCACTATTGCGGGGCACTCCTCCTCGGGTAGCTATACCTCCCCCCGGTTCGCGCTGTTGTACTCCGGCAGCAGCCCCGCCTACAGCATTGACTATTACTATCTGAGCACCGTGGCGGACACCACGTGGACTAACCACCTGTTTTCTGTTGGAGCTGAGCCCACGGCTGCGGGGCTGAATGCGCTAGTGCAGGATGTGGCTGCCTTTCCCACGGGGGCGGCTGGCACCGGAAAGAACAACAGGGGCTCACTGGACTGGCAGACGGGGAGCGTAGCTGGCACCTCGTCCGAAGCGTTCGTAACCATGCATGCCGGGGCCTTGGCACCTCATATCTACCATTCGCAGGCTCTGGGCGGTGGCTACTTCTACGGCTGTCATCTGGCTCCGAGCACTGGGGGCAGCGGGGCTAGTACGCCGACGGTGGGGATCAGGGCACCATCATCTGGAAACTACGCTGTGAAGTACAGGTACATCAACTGAGGAGAGCATCATGAAGCAGTGGGTGCGGGTGTATTACAGGAGCAGCGACGGGGTAGTGGGGCACGTAGCCACGCAGACGACCCCGTTTGAGACAGCAGGGGCAGAGCCGGTGGAGGAGCCCGGGCAGGTGCTGGAAGCGGAGGACCTCGTGCTGGAGGACGATGGCACCCCGGCGGTGGTCCACGCTAATGACATCTATCAGCACATCCAGCGCCGGGCAGGGATGGCAGATATCAAGGTACCTGCCGACGCACAAGCACGAGTAGCCACTAGGGTACGGCTGGCCGACGGGACCGAGGCGGCTACCGAGGGCGCAGTGGTTCACCGGCCCCGGGATGAGGCTGGGCCGGCCCATGAGTGGAAACGAGGTGCCCCGGAGGAGCTGACCAAGCGGGTGCTGAGAAAACCGAAACCAGATGGCACCTGACCATGCACGGAGACGGGACAGGGGAAGGGGCGATGGCACTGACCGAGAAGGACATCGAGGTCATCAGGGAGCTGTTGGACACGCGGCTGCAGGACCAGCACAAGTTGACGGCCGACGTCCACCGGGTTCATCACGAGGCAGTGGACCGGTGGCTGGCGCAGGAGGAGCAGAGACAGCAGCAGTGGCGCAAGCTACGCAACGGGCTTATCGGGGCTGTGGTCGTGGGGTCGGCCACGGCGCTGGTGGGCTTATTTATCGGCATCGGCGGCAAGGTTGTCAAAGCCATGGTGTTCATTTTCAGTCACGGGAGCCATGAACCATGAGTGAGCCAGACTGGGGCGACTACCCCAACTTCTCGCGGGCGGAGTTTGTGTGCCACTGCGGGTGCGGCAGGGCAGACATGGATGCCGTCTTTATGGAGCGGCTGCAGGCCATCCGGACGGCGCTGGGCAAGCCGCTCGTCATCAATTCCGGGTTCCGCTGCCCCGAGTATAACATGCGGGTGTCCCACTCCGGGCGGGATGGCCCACACACCCACGGGCAGGCGGCGGACGTGCACTGCTATGGGTCCCTCGCGCACCAGCTCACGGGGCTGGCGCTGGAGCATGGCATGACAGGGCTGGGATTTGCCCAGCTCCTCGGTAGCCCCCATGAGCGACGCTATATCCACATGGATGACCTAACGCCGGAACAGGCGGCGACCCGGCCATGGGTCTGGAGCTACAAATGATGGAACCGACCTCGAAGCAATGGTGGCTGGACGTGGCTGAGGTGATGGACGCGCTGCGCCTTATCCCCCGGTTGGTGCTGGCCATCACGATTATGAGTTATCTGACCTACTGCTACTGGATCACCATGTGGTGGACGGAGTTGCTCAACCCCTCCAACGTCCAGACGGCGCTCCCCGCGATCACCGTGCCGGCGCTGGGCGGAGTGGTGACGGCCGTCATCAATCGTTACATGGTCACTGGGAGGAAGTGGGGCAATGGGAGCAATACTGGGCCTGCTCAAGAGTAGGGTGTTCCGCTACGCCGCCACCGCGGCCATGGTGGCCGTGGCGCTCTGGTTCGCGCACCACCTCGGCTATACGGCCGGCGCCGCCGTGGGGGAGGCCCGGCTGCAACAGGCCAAGAGCGCCGCGGCTGAGGCCGCGGTGGCAGAATATCAGCGACGACAGGCCGGCGTGGCGGAGGCCGCCCGACGATACCAGCATGAGGCCGCGGCGGCGAGGGAACGCGCCCGCGGACTGGAGGACCGTCTTCATGCACTGGAGACCTCTGATGGTGGCGCTGCCCCTTGCCTTCCTGCTCGCTGGGTGCGCCTCTGGAACGCGGCTAACGCCGGCACCGGTCCCGTGTCCTTACCCGCCGGCGGCAACGGAGCGGTGCCTGACGGTGTACCCGCCCCTGCCGGCGGGCACCCGGGCGGCGGTGACCCGTAACCACCTGCGGACGGTGGAGCAGGCCCGGGGCTGTGCCCAGCGGCACAACCTGATGGTGGAGGCGTGGCGGATCTGCGAACAACGGCGCTCGGGAACCCCTCCGGCGGCTGGTACGGCTGGCGAGGCGGGGGTGCCGTCGTCCTTTCGTGGTGGGGGTCCGTAGGTTACATACGGCAGAATGAGAGGCGGCCTCTCTGGAGACCGCATCAAGCAGGGTGGGGGTGGCATCCCCCTCATTGGGCCGGCCCGGAGCTCTCCGCGGGCCGGCCCCTTTCTTCCGGCCTCAGCCGGCCCGGAGCTGGCGCAGGGCCTTGCTCCGATTGGCATCATGTACCACCAGCAGCGCGACGAGCGCCGCCGGCACCCAGCCGAGCACGGTGAGCTGCAGCAGGAGCAACACCAGCCCGAGGCCGATGCGCCCCTTGATGACCACCGCCAGTGGCGGCAGCAGCAGTGCGATCAGGTATGCCATCTCATGATCCTCCGTTCTTGGCGCAGGCGGGCCAGAGGTGCCGCGCCTGCCCCGGTTCGTAGTGGACCGCCAGCCCGGCGGCCACCTCCTGTTCCCCGACGTCCTTGCCGTTGACCAGCACCCGGCCGATCACGCGCCCGGCAAAGCTGCCCAGCCCGAGCTCGTCCACCCGGACCTGCGCCCCGCTGGGCAGGCGGCGCCGCAGCCAGTCCCGGGCCTTGGTACCCCAGTGGCGTTCGCAGGCATCCGTGCTGTGCACCTCCGGGGCATCGATGCCCCGTAGGCGGACGCTGACCCCATGCACCTCATCGGGGAACACCATCAGCCGGGTGACCACCGTGTCACCATCGATGACCCGGACCAC